TACATCTACTTTAGTAACAGCCGTTTCCCCAGTATTATCACTGGTATTAGTACAATAAATGACAGCTTTTCTTGGGCCGTCTATTATTGTGGTTGTCGCTACAGCATCAGCCATGTGACTCTCCTATAAAGCAAGGAGTTAGGGGGTGACTACCCCCTAATCCAAATCAATTAATAACTAACGCCACGATCTTGTGCGACCATAATGTAGTCAATACTCATTGACTTTGTACCAGTAGCATTACCAGAGAGTTCCATCGCCGCTGCTGTGAGATTAGCCGTTGGTACGTTAGCAGTATGAGTACCTACCAGGGTCCGATTAATATAAAACCTTACCTTATCCGTAGTCGTACCTTTAGTGGCTACGAAACTAACCGTAACATCAGTCGCATCAGAAAAATCATAGGTTGATGACAAATCAGTGGTAGAAGTCTCACTGCCGCCTGATTCCGTAATCAGAGTAGGTGTTGCATCTCCATCAGTAATTCGGAAACCAATTCTATTGGCTGCAGTTAAAACATTTTCTGGAGCTGACGCAAAATTCTCGCTCAACCCAATGTACATGTCCATCTGGTCGGCATCAGACATTTGGAAACGAGCTTCAAAATAAAGCTTTTGACCGGCTGTTGAGGGAAGACCCCAGATTTCATTTCCTTGAATGGAACTGCCGTCATTATCGGTAGTAGCCTGAGAAGTGAGATCAACTACTCCATTTAAGGCATCCGCCTGCAAAGCTACCGCGGCACTTGAATCTTTCACAACGGTCCAGTCATTAGTGTTATCGAAAGTAACACCAGTAAAATCATCTATGTACCGAGTTTGATCCGGCCATGTGCCAATATTAAGATTTTCGAGAGTAGGTCGAGCCGCTGAAAAGAGAACTGGACCTGAAAAATGAGTGTTCGCCATAATAATACCTTCTCACAAAAGGTTTAGCCCTAGAGTCTTTGTGAGCGTCTGCTGGGTCAGTCGCTAGGGCTGTTTCATCCCAGAAAAGAAGGGAAGGGGCTAACCCCTTCCCCGCATTTCATTACGCTCCGGGTGATCCGAAGATACCACGAGGATCAGACCAGCCAAACGCATAGCGTTCGCGAGCCTTGTACCTCACATTTCCGGTATCAAAATCGCCTTCCATGGAAGTTCTAATCGGAGTTCGATTAAAGCCTTTCACTCCATTTGGAGCATCCGTTTTGATGAACCAAGCATCGGTATCCGTCAGATAGTGGTTAACGGCATAACCCTCCGGAACCATTCCCATGTTCCGAAGAGCATTAATGTCGTTGTCCGCTGTCCCAGGACGAAGCGTCGATTCAAGTAAACGATCCGTAGTAAACTGAAGTTCCTTTGGAATTATCAGTTTCATACCTTTCACAGCAACTTTCAGACCACGCTCATCAACAAATCCTGCGACATCAATGAGAGCCTGTTCTAAACTGGTCTCATTCAAATCGGCGGCTGTCGAAAGCTCGTTCCGGAAAGTATTACCGTTGGCTAGTGTATGAGCCGTGGAACAAAGTTCCAGCCCATCACCACCCGTATAGGTACTGTCAAATGCATTGTTAAGAACCGCTGCACCTTTGACCTCTTTGGTCTGGCTCATGCTTCTTGCCAAAGCTCGTGTATACCGTCCAGCCAATCGATCATAAAGATTATCTTCGATTGCCTCTTCGGTGATGGAGAACGCAAGTGCGATAGTCTCCATTGTATAACGAGCAGTGTAGACTTCTTGTGCGTCATCATAAGTGATGGCGCTACCTTCAGTCTTCGTTGGCGCTGAACCAAAGCCACTCAGCATGACCTCTTCTTCAAAAGCACGGTCAGAGTTCTCCATGTTGAAGATATCTTCGTACTCTCTTCCGTATTGGTCATATTCCAAGCCAAACAAGGCATTAAGGCCGGGTTCTAACTCTTTGACTAGTTGTGCTCTACTAATAGCCATTGGTTATCCCTCCTATATGCCAACAGTGGCAACGGTGCCACCAGCAGCGGACCCGTTAGGACTGTTAAATTGGTTATTCAACCGTACCAAAGCACCAATACCAGCAGCACTGAAATCTTCATTGGATGCATCCTCAACCCACCCCAATACCCTCATATTCAAGGAATTGGTGGTGTTAATTGTAGAAACAGCCAATGTACCAGATGACATACCAGTAGTAGTACTTCCACTGGTAGCTGTGGCAAAGTCTGCATTTGCAAATACAGCGGCTCTCGCCGTTGCTTTAGTTGTCCACGTGGCATCAGTAGCAATCACAAATATTTGATTTGGATCATCTGCGACCCAAGCCTTTATCGGATGATTGCTATCAGCCCCAGAACCGGGCCAATATTGTGACCACGTGGGTTTTCCAGTGGTACTAGCGACATATTCACAACCCATGAAAGCGCCAAGCAAACCAACAGTTCCTCCAGCAGCATTACCTGTTAAATCTATATACCCCGTACTCAGGGGTATAACAGGTTGGCCTTGATAAAGGACGTTCGTATTGCCATTGGCAATTTCATATTGTGTATAGCCGCTAACACCAGTGGAATTGGCGTTCTGACCTACCTTAGCGATAGGTCTTAAACCCCACGATCCATTGAGATTAGCCATACCATTTGCTCCTTAAAGCAATATTGGATAAAAACAGTAGTTCCTAAGTTTCTGTCTTAGGACCACCAAACGTAACACGCGATTGACGTTCAGGCTTCTGAATAGCCATCGAATGATGCTGCGTCTCCTTTAGAAGATCGTTATCAACCGCTTGCATTGCTTCCGTATTTTGTCGCTGGAAGTAACTTGTGCGATCATCAACAATCTCAATAGGAATACGTGCCAACAACAGACCTCCAACACCAAAAACTCCTTCGTACTTTCCGCTATCCATCGTAGGAGCTTCAAAATCAGGGTATTCTTCCTTACGGACCAATTCCCACCCTTCTCGCATACGGGCAGAGATATTTTTCCGGTCGTCAAATCCCCTCACTTCAGCCCTGATCCAGCGGTGAGCATAACCTTCTGGGGGTAGAGGTGCGTCTAACATAGACGGTGGTTGCCAAGGCTTGCGGCGTGGCTTAGTCGCCCTAGTCTTAGCAGCGCGGGGAGTGCGATCAACTTTTTGTTCAGTCATGTCGTTCTCCATCAGCGTTTGTATTTCGCGTACTCGTTAAGTGGCACTCCAAGCTTATTGGCTATCGCAACTTCACTAGGAGAGAGTTTTACTGTTTTGCGCCCAGAATTGCTGGAACGAACGGCAGAGGCGACGGCCTGTTGAGGGCGGCGTCCTTCTGGTACAGAGACGGCTTGTTCCACAACAACTTCACTGTTGAACTTGTGCGGAAAAGCATCTCGAACTCTTTTGTCAATCTCAGCATAGTATTCGGTAGTGCTAGTGTCAAAGCCTTCCTCTTCAACCAAAGTCCTGTGAATACCAAATGCTGCGAAAGTCATGGCGTCGTCTTCTCCAAACCATTTGTTTTTTGAAGCCCATGATTCTGCTCTCGGATCCGGTCGCACAGGTACTTGGGGTGCCTGTTGTGCGGGAGGAGCCGCTTGTGGATGTTGTGCGGCTTCCTGCATACGTGTCTGTTCTGCTTTGGCCGCTCGAACTCGTTCTTCTTCAATTACTAATTGAGCAAGTTTTTTATTTAGTTCAACTTGCTTGCTCGTATCATTTGTAGCGATAGCGGTTTCTAAATCTTTGGTGAGAGATTCTGTTTGAGAAGTAATGCGATCCCCATATTCGCTCACGTAACCAACATCCAGGTTATGGACGCGGCCTTTCAGAGTACTGTTTTCTTGCTGAAGACCCTGAGCATAGGCAATCGCTGCCTGTTGCTGTCTTTCCGCTTCACGGGCCTTTTTGGTTAGCTTGTCTATGCGCTTTTGAACTTTGGCGCTATAGTCCTCATGTTCACCTGAATCTTCTCCGACAGCAGAAACAGCAGCAGTATCATCTTTATCTATTTCAACCGCTATCGACTGCCCTTCAGAGGGAAGATCTACTGTATTTTGTTCTGGTTCTGGCATGGCTTTTCCCCATGTTAAAAGTGCAGGATATCTTCAGGATCCTGGATGACAGCTATTACTTCATCGTCATTTAGGATGCGAACCTCGCCGCCGTCTATCTTGAAACGAGCACCCGCATATCTCCCAAAAATCACCCAATCCTTTTTCGCGCACCACGCGCCCGTGGGAAATTTTTCTTCATCTTTATAAGCTAAAGGTCCTACAGCAAGGACATATCCGCAGACTGTGGCTACGGATTCTCTTTCGATAGTCTGGTCTGGGAGAAATATTCCCCCTTCTGTTTTTCCTTTTCCCCGATAGGGAAGTATAAGAAGTCTCCATCCAGTAGGTTTGGGAAGCCGTTCTAGAGAGCTTTCTTCCAACTGATCCGGATCAAGAATCTTTTCTTCACGATTTACATAAGCTTTTTCCAATGAAACAACTTTAGCTTCATCATTTTGCGCTTCTTCTACAGAAACGGATGTGTCTGCCATTAGTCTGCCTTTTCCAAGATATCTCTCAATTCCTGTCCTATATAATCTAAAGACTCTATAGCACCAACTAATTGCTTGTATTCTTCCATATTTTTTAAATTTCCTCCCAATACCATGCCTGTAATTCTTTGTCTTCTTTCTTCAATGGATTTAAGTAAATGTTCTGCAAGCAGGATTCCATCCATTATTTTGAGACTCCCTTGTATTTCTCAAAACTCCTAAGTCCCCCTAATCCAAGCATACCCAAAAGAACTGGCATCATCATACTGAGATCAACATGGGGTAACTGCACAAGATTTCCCGTCTGCGCCATAATAAACGTAGCCACAGGTTGTGCTAGATAAGCGTAAAATAAAGCAAGCCCACAGGTCCATCCTATAAATGGTCGCCATCCAGCGACGAATAGGCTCCTGTGGGCTGCTTCCTGTTTGTTTACTTCAAGCTGGGCTAGATCAATTCGGGCTAGGTGCTCTGTTAACTTTGCCGCGATCTCTCTTTGTGCTTTTTCCTTTTCCTCCTTGTTTGGAAAGAAACGATCCAAAACATCCCCTACTATGGGAAGAAGACTAGGTAAAAGAGCAGCAATTGGCATCACTTAGAACCCCCATTAAACATGTCTCTGAGTTTGTTGGTATACAACCATAAAGCAGAAATCTGCTTTTCCTGCACGTCAATTTGTGCCCTTAATTTTGTTGTTTCCACAAACACATCTCGCGCTGTTATATCATCGACATCTTTACGAAGTTCTTTGACGCTGGAAGAAAGCTTCACGGCGACCACAACAAAAGCCAGAAGACCCATGACCTGTTGCCAGTAGTCTCTGAGCAACGAAACTTCTGCTTCCATTAAAAACCATCGCTTATGATTTTTCGTGCATTACTACAGCAAGTGCTGCCAAAACGAG